ATAAGTGTTCTAGTTGCAATCTGGTAATTGATCGAGACATAAATGGTGCGAGAAACATTTTTATCAAGTGCATAGATGAAATGTTATAATTTTATATTTCCATGGAGCTACACATGGGTTAAGAGCTCTTTCGAGAGTTGGATTTCATACTAATTTGTATGAATCTAGTAGCGGGTGTTATGCAATCAGAAGATGATATACCACAGATTTTGACTACATCTGGTGCTATTTTTTATAAACTAATTAACAATCCAATTAAACCATTTCTATCTCTTCTTAGACAAAAGAATATTAATGGTGTAAACAGCTGTTATTTCTAACACAACCCATTTAATTAGAGCTAAATCAACTTGTGTAATCGATACTAAATTTGTAAAAATAGTTCGTAAATTATTAAATGACCAATAAAGAGTGGCAAGAACTTGTAATTCACTCTTTGATTTAAAATCAGTAATAAGTTTTTTATCAGGATTGTATATATTAAATCCAAGTATAGGTTGTGCAAACTCGCTAACTACCATATCAATAACAGAATTGAAAACTATAGCAATTACCAATATTGAATATTTCTCTCGTGTGTCTATAACAACTCCTGCTATTGATAGATGACTAGATGGACCAAATGAAAACCAACCTTTCTCTTCTGCGAATATAGTGGTGAAAATAAGTGTTATAATCGTTAACACAGCAGAACCGGCAATGCAGAATTTAAGTTGTTGCTTTAATTTCATTTAATAGTTCTTTTACTTTTTGTATAAACTGAGTTTCTAAGTAAATTTATAAATAATTTATTAATTTATTACTTAAAGATAAATAATGACATCTGTCAGGTCTCCTCGTCGGAAATCACCTGATAAAAAAAATAGGTCTCCTCGTCGGAAATCACCTGTCAAGAAATCTAGGTCTCCTCGTCGGAAATCACCTGATAAAAAAAATAGGTCTCCTCGTCGGAAATCACCTTCAAAGAAATTTAAGAAATCTAGGTCTCCTCGTCGGAAATCACCTTCAAAGAAATTTAAGAAATCTAGGTCTCTTCGTAGGAAATCACCTTCAAAGAAATTTAAGAAATCTAGGTCTCTTCGTAGGAAATCACCTGTCAAGAAATCTAGGTCTCCTCGTCGGAAATCACCTGTTAAGAAATATAGGTCTCCTCGTCGGAAATCACCTGTTAAGAAATATAGGTCTCCTCGTCGGAAATCCAGTAAAACAATGCTAAAAGGAGGAATGCATTTTGGTGAGTTTGATGATGTACCGCCTGAACCGCCTGAAAATACTCGATTTGTTACTTCCAAGGTTGTTAAACCTGAAGTTCTAGTAACTACATCTAAAGATACAACTGCACCATTAGGAACTTTAAGTGATGCTCCTGAAGTTCTACTAACTACAACTGCACCATCAGGAACTTTAACTGATGCTCCTGAAGTTCTACTAACTACAACTAAAGATATAACTAAGGTTGAACCAACAGATGATGTTGAGGCATTTCGTAAAACTGCACCAGGAGACATTAACGATCTTGAACAAAATTTGTATCGTGTGAATGATCCAGATTTCAATTCTACTATGGAAAATTTAAGGGATTTTTATATTAAATTATGGAATAAATATAATGATGATTATCTTCCAGGTAAAAAAGATGCATTAGAACCTAAAAAATTAACCCTACAACAACAAATTTGGAGAAATAAATATAAAGAATATACAGAAAATTATAATAATAAGCAATTAGACGAAAAACTTGCTAGAAATGATCTATTATATGAACCCGGTAGTACTACTGAATCAAACAATATGTTTGTAGACAGACGTTTGTTGTTTGTTTATAGCGTTGATTCTATTAATAGAATTCCGTATCGTACTCACTTTGATAAGACAAAGATCGAAAAATTTCAAGTATCTCGTAATAGTTTTGAAATACATTGTACGACACTTAAAATACCCAGAAAAACAGGTCCAGAGGAACAACCTTTAAGATTTTTTGGTCACGTTACGTTAATTCTAACTAGAGATCTAACTATAGATGAAGAAACAAAAATAATGAATTGTAATAAGAACGATCATGCCAAAGCACAGGCTCAAAAATACTTCAGTGAAATATACCATTATGGTGTATATGAATCCGAAGAGGATGGATCAATTGTTGAAGACTGGTGGAGAGGATATGAACCATTTGTACAAGGGGGTAAAAAACCATCCACATTAGAAATATATACTGAGGAATATTTTAATAATATGAAATTTGGTGATGAAGACCATTATCCTAGACATAATAGTGTTGGTAAATTAATGAAAGAATATTATTTATATTGTATTAATACATGCCCAGTAAAGGTTGCTTTTACGGGAGCTGCAGGATCGGGTTACTCAACATTAACTCTTAAAGATTTTACAAACTGGGGTCTACCTAAGCGTATACTAGATAGAGATAGTTAAGAGTATTTATACCATTTTATATCAAATTTTTGTCAGTAAAAATGATTTTAGGAATATCACTAATTATATATTATTTTTGAATTCAAAAATAATAGTTTTGCAATCTTTATATAAGTTTCAGTACCAAATCTAAAGTCGATAGCAAATATAAGCCTATGTTTATCTGGTGCTAGATTCATATAAATTTGTATGAATCTATGAGAAAAGAATATAGTAAAAATATTAATAAACAGAGGAACGATTCATTTTTTAATTATATAAAATAATCTAATATTTATACACTAATTATAAAACATTATAAAGAGTATGTCTAGAAACAATGTTATTGAAAGATATTTAAGAGAGACTGGTATTGATTTGTGTACATGGTCAAAAAATGGTATGCGAGTTATTATACCTACTCAAGAGAAGATAATTCATAATTTATTGTCTTCTTATGTTAAAGAACAATTAAAACAAAATAAGACTATGACTAAGACTCAAAGATGACAATTTTAGGAGGAGTATTTGGATCTGTAACAACATGAACTGTATCACCTTCGTATATTAAACCAATAAAAGTATTACATTTTTGTTGTACATCTATTATTGTTACATTTATTTCTCTATTTTCCGAACTCCAAAACAGGTAACTCAGGAATAAGCATGTTTCACCAACTAGACAAAGTCCGGTGAGGCAAACACCTGCAACAACTTGTTCTTTTTTATACATGACAATACCATAAATTGACCAACCGATTCCGCTAATGAAAGATAATCCTATCAAAACAGCACCTACTATAAAGTACTCTTTATTTATCTCCATTCTATTCTTTCTTTACTATTTTGCAATGTTTAAGATCTTGCCAATTTAGAAAATTTTTCAAATAATATATGTTTTTTCATTGAGATAAAATCAACTTTTGTCTTGTGCAACCGTCGATCGAGTCGGTCAATCAAACTTTTAAAACCACACAAAAGTGTGATTTTATTAAATTAATTTATCCTCAACTTTTTACTTGATTAATCATAAGATATAATGCTTTTATAGCTTCAGATAAGTCATTATCAGTGCTTTCACTGTTAAGGAGAAAACATTTTTGTAAAGCATTTTTAGAAATTGGATCTATATCTTGTATCATATCAATAGCTTGTAAGAATTGATCGCTTGTTAGATCGAGAGCAAATCTGTAATGTCTACCAGGATTAAAAGCAAAATTTTGAGTAATTATATTATATAATAATTTTCCATAAGCAAGAATGTCAAAATGTTTGTCTTCAAAACCCTCAATCTTTGAATGCCTACTAATAGTACGAGATTCACTAAAATCAAATATTTTCAGATGACCATCCTTATCTATTCCAATGTTTTCTTGTTTTAAATCTGCCCATAATATACCTTTATTATTTATTTCCACTATAGTATTGAGTAACCTTCGTAAATTATTAGAGTCAAAAGAATGCATATTAAGTAATACACCTTTTTGTACACGATCCATAAAAGAATATTTAGTATCAAGAGCTTGACCTGTATTATAGTCTGGGTGTAATTTTATATTATCTAGTTTTTCCATAGCTACTAATATTCCTACTTTATCTATTTTCTCTGGTAATTTATAGTTTTCAGTTTTGTAAAGTACTTGCACAACTCCAATACTTTGTACTTTCATTAACATCTTATATTCGAGTTTAGACATAAGTTTATATATAACTGGTTTGCCACTTAAAGTACCATCCCAAACTGGCCAATGTGAAGCTCCTCCAAGTATTTTATCAAATAAAATAATATTACCTGGTGTTTCCCAATCACTAATTTTTTCTTTGTTATTTACATAGTAAACATTTCCGCATTTACTCTTTCTTTCTTCCCAGTCTTTTGGAAGAATGTGTGTATTTGTAATTTCAACAGGCTTTTTCCACTGAGTAAATAACGATGGCAAATGTCTGTAATAAGTTTTTCCAGGTTTTTTATTAGTACTTGTGTGTTTTTCCCAGTCTCTTAAACCTATTGGCTCACCCCATTGCGTTTCACCTGTTTCTAAATTAATGTAATATGGAATACTAGTAAGAGCACGAGTTCCTGATTTTTTCCAACATTCATCTGTCATTTATAATAATAATATTAAAATAAAAATTTATAAACTTGATTTTTGTTAAGAAATGTGACTAGCAAAAATGATTCTAAATAATTTTTAATCATAATCACTTGATTAAAAAATATAATTTAGATAAGATGCTTATATAATTTGTATATAACAAATGCAAGAGATACAAAAATTTGTATCCATATAGAAACTATTGCAATTTTGCTTCCAGTTAGATTATTATCAGAAATATCTATGTCTTCTACTTTAGTAACTTTTATATTAACATCTTTAAACTTTACAGAAGCAGAAGATACTTTAGCTTTAAAAGAGAACTGTGTTAGCCATATTAATCCGCTAATACTTACTAAAGATAAAGTAATATATAACAAACATATTCCTCCAAACTTTAAATCGGCCATTTTATTATAAGTAAATTAAAAAAAAAGAAATCTAATAATTGTAATATTTTACAAATTTGGGTCTACCAAAGAGTATTTACATGAACAGTAGTTTCTATACCAGAGAATTTATAAAATAAGTATTTTTTCTTTCAATAGTTACTTTTATCATTGCTAATAGATCCTTCACCTTCATAAAATCCAGCAAACCATATCTTGTTAATCCATCAGTTTATAATATATATCAACAATTTTTAAACTGATTATAATTAATTCAGAAAGAATTAACTTTTCATTTTAAAAAAGTACTAAATGCAAAGTCGACTCCTTGAGGATATTGTAATCTGAAGTTTCTTGAGTAAAGTTCTTTGTAGTATAACAAAGCTACTTGAGATTCTGTTAAATTGTATTCTGTCTTTATTAAAGTCGTTAATTTATCAAATAAGTGAACTGTGGCTGATATGCTAATTTGCAATTGATACAATTCCCAATCATCTTTGATTACTCTGAGTTTATTTAACTTATTTCGTTCTTTATTATTTATGTAATTTAGTGAAATAGGTAAGTCTGAAGACGTATATAATTTTATTTTTATAGATGACTGATTTGAAGTAATTTTTGCAATGTAATCAGTTGCGACTTGATGAATTGCCATCATTGTTACATACAGAAACAATGGATCAAATGGTTTTGCTAGGTGTAATAGCTGGTATATAAATTGATTTATTAAGAACACCTAATGCATTACGTATATTATTATATCTGATTTGACGATGATTCATTTATTATAGTAAGGTTTAATTTTCTTTTTGTCTGTTGATTAGTAGTAGAATGAAATTAACAAGATACCATTATAATATACAATGTTAGACTAATTCTATTTTTTAAGTGTACTATCTGTGTAAAATTTGAGTGTAATATTTTTTGTTGTACTCATTTATGAATGCTTTTTTTCTTTCCATTTTCTTTTAGCTATATACTGGCATTTTTTACAATAAGATTGAAATCCATCTACAGTGTCCATTTTTATACCAAACTCTATAATTGGTTTAAGTAATTTGCAGATGCCTTTACACTTTTTTTCCTTTATATTTTCACGAATTTTGTTTCTTTTATTACACATAGTCATAGAACGTTTTTTATGAGCAACAGATTTTATTATTTTACCTTTATCTGTTTCATTATATTTTTTTATACTATTTGCAATTTTTAATTTGGTGTCTTCTGTAACATTTTTTCCACATTCATGACACCATGATCCTGTTTTGAGTTTACCCCATTTTGCTGACCATTCATGACCTTTATAACATTTGAGAGTTATTATAGATGTATTTTGAAAAGGTGTTCCGCTGATTAAAGTGCCAAAATTATCTTTTATAATAGAATCTAAATGAAGTTTTTTATGTTTTATTGGAATAAATGTATTATCTTTAATATCTTCTAATTTTATTACAACAGGTATATTCATATTCTTTAGTAATTCATAAATGTAAGAAGGAATAAGATTTTCATTAATGTAATATGGAACAACCAACAATTTAACATCTTGTTCCTTGCATAATGTAGCTTTTGCCAAATCACGTGTTTGTTGCAATGCGAATATTTCTTTACCACCAAAAAAATTTATTTGTTTGTAATGTTGTTCACCGTTGTGTTCTAAAGCCAACTTAAGTTCTTGATTATACATATCCAGTTCTAATCTTGATGTTCCCATAGTTAACCATAATGGTCTTATTTTTGTAAATTTTTTTCCAGTTGCATTTTCTAATATATGTTTACAATATAATTCTCTTACGTATTTGCATGAGCATTCTGGACACCAATGTTTTTTTTGTGCATTAGAATATGTTTGCAAAAAATTATGACCTTCATTACATTCAAACTCTAGTTTTGTTTGTGCATTAATATATTCTGAAACAGGTGTTAGTAATTTACCATCGTATTCTTTTGCATAATTTACCATTTTTTTCCAATAGTATTCTTTTCTTTCAAGATTTTTTTGTTCTTTTACCCATAAATTATTAAGATCTTTAATGTTAATATTATAATTTTCGGAAATTCTTTTAATAAACATGTTAACATAATTCTGAATGATATTGGTGAGTAAAGTATTCATAAGTCTATCAATAATAGATAATAGGAAGATTTTAAATTCAAATTTAATGTTTATCAATTAGATAAACATTATTTCTTATTCATAAATAATAAATTTTGTAAAAATTTATATATAAATAACTTTTTTTGTTATTGTAATCTTTTATCTAAGTCTCAAAACAAGATGTAAAGTCGACTCAGACTGGATATTGTAGCAACCGATAGTTCTCCCGTCTTCGAGTTGCTTACCAGCAAAAATTAGTCGTTGCTGGTCACTCGGAATGCCTTCCCTATCTTGAATCTTTGCTTTTACATTTTCAATAGTGTCAGAAGATTCTACCTCAAGTGTAATCGTTTTTCCGGTCAATGTTTTAACAAAAATCTGCATTTTATTTATTAAATATCAAGAAATCTTTAAATAAAATATACATAATTAAAACATTGTATTCAAAGAATACAAGAAATGTATTTCTGTATGTCAGAAATTATATGCAATAACTGTTCTGAGGTGATTCACGGTAAAGTATTACCAAAAGATGTCGCTGAAATTATTGCAAATATAAATTATAATAAAAATTACTTAGAATGTGAGATAGTATCCAGTGTATTAAAAGCTGATATTCCGCATAAATGCAATGTTGTTAGATGTCCGCTCTTTCGATTGCATTTGAGAAATAAGTTTTGGAACATTGGCTTTAAAGCATTATTGTATTATGAATCTAAGAAAGAGCTTGAAAAGCGGTTACCAGATGAAATTGTTTTGTACATATTAAAAATGCTGGTTACAATTTAAAGATGAATTTTTATTATATAATAAAAAAATTCAAATGAACAAAAGAGCAGCGTACGATTTTGTAGTTGATGAAATTCTAAAAAGAGAAAGAGTTCCTATTCCTCCAATTTTATTGACTGGAAAAAGATTTGGTGATGAATCAAGTGTTTATAGCGTATTTAATGTGATGAAATTGAGAAACGAAAAAAATAATTTTACTTTCAATGTACATACGTCTTTTATTAATTTAGATGATTACCAAAAAGAATTGCTTTATCTGAAATTTTTTACATCAACAACTGAACAAAAGCATATAACAAAGGGAACTTGCTTTATCAAAATCACAGATACTGTTGATCAAGTTTTTTACATGTACATTAAATTAGTACTAAAGTGTCGAAATCTTTTTGAAGACACCGGAAATGAGACTAAATATAGAATAATTTACTCTTCATCTTTTGATGACTTGCTAAAGTTTATATATAGACCAAAAGAAATTCCTGATCTTTTAAATTCGGAAGCTTTCGTGTCAAAAGACGATAAAACAAAGGAACAAGCAGTAATTCTTGAAGAGCATGCAAAAACTCTTATAAAAAATGTAGAGTATGAGAGTAACTACGTGAAACTTGAAGCACCTATTTCTGCGTTTGGCACTTTACCGAATATTATAAATATTATTATTAATTATAATAAGAGGACTATTTCAACCACTTTTGCTGGTAAAACATTTGAAACCAAATATAAAAAACGACATGAAATTTTTACAAATGATATTATCACAAAGGGTAGAGATAACGTAAACGTCACTGTATATCTTTATACATATTGTATCAATATTGTCATTAAGAATGATGTTGAAACATTAAAAGAATTTAAGTTGAAAGAAGTACCTTGTATGGTTCTTATCAATGGTTAATTGATAATAGTTTATTTCATACAAATATGTGAATTGTACTACTGAGTTATTTACAAATTTTATAATATTAATATTATAAAATGAATATAAATTATTTTTAAAGATATAGCTATATCTATCATATCAATAATTTTAGTAGATTTTAAAAAAGGGGTAAACAACTGTTGCTTTCAAATCTACAAAAATAAGAAATGATCTAAAAGAATGAGTTCTAAAATAAAAAATGAATGAAAAATATCTTAGAC